TCGGACACCCCAGTTCATAAGAGCCATAAACGACACTATGAAAACCAGTTTCTCCAGTCGGGATAGCATCATAGAGGGGAATAATCTCTACCTACTATAAAACCCCATACAATGGATGTACGGGGTTAGTGTGATAGTTTATAAAGTGTCTATCTATCAAAAGCACAATGAGATCTAACACCATCCTGTAGAACATAATGAAAAAAGATCTGATGATAGTAACGTTCACCTCTTGAAAAGAAATATTTCTTTCTGGTCATCTCATCTCTCCAATGAGGACGTTCACATCCCTTGTAGATTACACCATCACCAGGTTGTAAGATAAGTGAACTTACATCTCCGCTTGGTGTCTGAATACAAAAAGGCCAATCTGTGTCCTTACCTTTAAGGTTGGTTCCAATATGAATGGAGACTGAGATCTCACACGCATCACGATCAACATGTTTTGTTAGATCTTGTCCAGCAAAATAATATCTGTCATAATAGTAGGTATTGTATAGATCACGTCCAATAATTTTTTCTAGTTTGAATCTAATACTAGAGTGAATGGTGCGATACTGTGGATGCCAGTATCTAGCGATTGAACCTTCTACCTGTAATTCTACAGGTTGGAAATTATATTGATCTAGATTTTTACCCCAGTAACTATATTGTCCCTTCTTATCAGGAACAGGGTGTTTTAATTCCTCAGGATCCCACAGGTCTCTGACTACCAAATATCCTTCTTTGTCAAACTCTTTATTTCTTGTCCAGGTGGTGCCAGTATTTCTAAGTTCTTGAGCCCTGACATCATCTTCACTCATTAATCCCATGACAACCTCACTTCCAACGTGGACCAACAACCCATCCAACGATGGACTTTCTTATACCACTTTTTACTTTCAATACTCTATGTTGAGTTCTAGAGTCAAATAAAATAACAGTTCCTCTTCTACGAGGAGCAAAGTAACACTTACCAGCCTCATCCAAGAGTTGGAGATTACCACCCTCATAGTCATCAGGGTCAGACAATTGCATGGCAAAAGATAATTTTCTTACCAGTTCAACATTTTCATTTACAAAATCTTGTGCTAGTCCTTCAATTCTATTTCCAACAGATACAGGTTTGTATTGATTGGCTAGACCTGCATCATTATGCCATGCATAAAACTGACCTTCACCATATCTTGTGTATTGTAGATTCTCCCCATCAATATTTCTGAGGTCATAGAGGAAGTTCTCTCTATTTGCTCGTTCGATATAATGCCACAAGAACCCAGCAACCCAGTGGGTTGTAGGAATCCAGGCGTTTTGAGAGTTTCTCTTATCTTTATTCAGAGCATCACCATATAACCTGGAGTCTGCCATCTGAGGATCATAATCTTTGGTCAGATCTCTTTCTATAATGTCTACCACATCACTTGGTAAATCAGTCACATACCATACTGATTGAAATGCCATATACTTATAATATATTCAATTCCATTATATATCAACTTATACTATTTGTCTACTGGTTTGAGAACAAACCAACCGGTAGCAATGTACTTGGTTTGAGTGTGTGATATTTGACTCTTGTGATTCCACATCCAATATGATGGCCATATCACAAGATTACCTCTCTTAGCTTTCAGTGTTTTACCTACTGTGGGAAATATAGTTCCACCATCCTTGACATCATTCAAGTAAAACATCCATACCAAAACTCTGTCACAATTGTGAAGAACACCTGCCTCACAATGTTTTGCAAAGTAACCTTCACCTGGTTCATATTTCTGAAAATTCCATCTCCAATCAACCACATACTCATCAACACAATCTAAACCACTAGTAAAATACTTTTTATCATATAATTTGGCGTAGTGATCTAGTTTGGGTTTGATGATAGTTGAAGGATAGTGATCGGTATTATAATAATCAAACCCCCAGTCTAATGATTTCTTTTTACCTTCTGATGGACCACCTGCAGTCAATCCAGGTATCTTATCAATACTATCATTCCTCTCAAAAAAATATATTAACTCCTCTGTCTCATCCTTAGTTAAGGCGTTAGGATATATCTCAATGAAGTCTCTCATGTCTAAAATTCAAATAACCAGATGACACATCATATTTTCCTGTAAGCACATAGTTGAATGCTATACAATATCTATCAATATCAGACTCAGATGGAAATGCCTCATGTGATAGATGTGAGGGGAATAAAAATAAATCTCCAGGTTCAGGTGTTTTTCTCCATGTTCTTGAGTTCAATACATTATTCTCTACAACATGGTGTTGTAAGTTGAGTGTAGATGAGGTATATGTGGGTATGATATGTGGAATAGAAAACTCTATGTCTCCTGAATCTTCATCACACTGGAGATACAATATCCCACTAAACATAGAGTTGGAATGTAAATGTTGTTGTGACCTATCTCCTCTTCTGTGTTTACAAACCCATGATGATGTGTGGGTTAGTTGTAAACTACCATCAATCCTCAATTCCTCACCAATATACCTTGTAAGATGAGTTTCAACAATACATCTGACATCAAGAAAGGATGTGTTATCAAAGATGAATTGGTCTTTACTTATATGTGCATGAGATGCCTCATCATACTCTAAACTCTCAACTCTCAGAGAGTCATTGAGATTGATGTTGTCATAGTAAAGGGGAGTGGAGAATAAAGGAAAGACAACACTCATAACTTAACAAAATTAAAGTTAATCACACATCTCATTTCCTCACTAGGAATTTGAGAGTACCAGTTGGTCCCAGTAAAAGCACTTCTTCTTTTTGGTATCTGGGCACCATGTAACATATCACCAGAGAATTCTACTGCCCTACCTTGTTTTGGTTGGACACTCTGACCATTCTTGAATACTGTACGAGCAGAGTGATCACCAACATAATAGATGATAACCATGTGCTCTTGACACTCATTATCTACATGCCATGGAGTATGTCTGTACTCAAACTTACTGGCTTGTGGGGGAACTAAGTTAGCCTGACACCTATCCAACACATATCCAGTGTCATGGTTGTATGCCATGAAAGGGATAATAAAATTATTTCTTATGTCATCAAAATATGGTGACTCTATATTTCCCTGGTTTACAAACTTGTGGCCAAACCAATGTATTTCTTTGGATGTGAGAGAATTATACTTTCTTACATTTTCTACACCCATGTCCTCATCAAATACTGTTCCATACTTATAATACCAAGGAAATGTATCACTCAATAATAATTTTTTAATATATTTTTGACTATCAATACCAATCAAATCATCATTTACTCTAATCATTAATTAGTTTCCCAACGTCCAGTCTCATCGTTCCAAGCATACCACATTTCTCCACCATTTTCAACACTATCTGATGGTTTACTGACAGGTGGATCCCATTGGTGTGTAGTGTCATTTAGGGTCCAAGATGAGAATGGTTGTTCATCAATAAACGCTTGTTTATCAGAATCCCATCTACCACCAATCTTTGGGTTATTGTAAAAATTTTCAGCAGGATACACTGTTGGTTCATTATCACCCACATATTGATAACCTAAACGCCATTTAGATGGATCTGGTTTTCTATTAGCAAGTTCACTCTCGTCACCTTCAGCAATATTAACAACAACATTGTTGTCATCCAGTTTAACTAATCTAGTCCTATACATATCCCTACCAATTATGGTGTAGTATACCTAATATATATCCCACCAGCAGCACCAGAGGGTTGTCCATTACCACCTCCACCGCCACCAGAGTTGGCAACAGCAGCAATGCCACCAGGAGAAGTACCACCATTAGCTTGTCCACCTTTGGCTCCACCTCCCCAGCCACCAGGGCCGGCAGGTCCTCCAAGATTATTTCTTACACTACCACCTCCTCCACCACCAGAGAAGTGACCAAATGATCCACTTGGTCCAGGAGCTCCAAAACTACCAGGTGCCCAGATGGGTGATCTATCAGTACCATTACCACCATTTCCACCACTGTCACCAGCAGTACCACTATTACCTGATTGTGGAGCACCATTTGTAGAATTAGCTCCTGCTGTGGCAGCACCACCACCACCTCCACCACT